TGTTCCATTTTGAGAATTCCAAGGATGCTCCCTCAAAATCCTCCGAGTTTATCTTCTTCAGAAGTGTTGATCTCTTGAAGTTTGCACAACCTAAGTTGTATATGAATGAGTATATAGCGTCAATTTCTGGTTGTGTTAGAGCCACTTTAACTGTCTCAGTGATGCATGGAGTAACCTTATTATTGATATGATGTTCAAGCCACTCTTCAGCCTCTTCCTTTGTGCATGTCATTCCAAGAGTCACCCTAGTTCCATTAGGAAGACGTATCGTACCGTAGCCGATTGTTGGAATTCCGACAGAATCTAAGTAAGCCTCTGCGCTAAATCCTTCCCATTTCTTTATTAATGCTAGTCCTGTATCTCCAATATTCATCAGTCTAATCCTAGTACGTCTACAGCCATAACCATCTGTTTTACAAATTCCGATCTTACAATGTCCGAATATGTGAAGTTGACAACATCAAAATAATCGGGCATCTTATCAGATACTTTTAGCAACCAATCATGCCCGGACTTTTCACGCTTTCGATTCAAGTCTCCTTGAAATGTGTCGCCACAAAATATAATCGTTGAATTTTCACCAAGTCTTGACGAAACAGCAAACAATTCCCCGGAATCTGCATTTTGAAACTCATCAAAAATAATGACACAATTCTTTAGAGTGATACCACGAATATATGTTGTCGTAAGAAACTTGATCAAATCTTTCTTGAACAAAATGTCCCAGGCAGTACCGTTCTCACAAATATCATTTACAATTTCCTTGAAGGGAATCGTATAAACTGCTTCTTTTTCGTCTTGCGTGCCGGGCAAGTGCCCCTGTGATCTAATATTGACTGCACTTCTGACAAATACCACCTTATCGATTTCTTTGTTGAACAACTTTTCGAGTGCAAGATAAGTTGCTCCATAAGTCTTTCCGCTGCCTGCTGCTCCATCGGCGATTACGTTATAACCTTCCTTGACAGAAAAGAAAAGTTGTCGTTGTGCTTCGGTAAGAGGTTCGACATGCTTCAACGCCAAATTATCGAAACTGGAACTTTTCTTTGCAGCGGGAACTTTCTTTTTGCGACGATCACGCAGTTTGTCGATTGTGTGTGCTTCATCATCGGTAGAATACAAGGTTTCTCCTAGTTTATATCAAGTGTGCTGCCGGCATTTCTGCTCTTTATGTGACGGAGCAAGTCTCTAAAAGATTCTGGCGCTTTGATTCTTCCAAGACGCACTGGATCAGCAATTGGTGGAGTGCCTAAAACTGACACTATATTTCCGGATTCCTCACATGATGGGCATGCTTGGGATACAGGCATATGACGATTACTGACGCTCAAAAATTCTTCAAAAACATGCCCACATTTTGTGCATTGAAACTCATACAAGGGCATTTTATTTAGTCTCTGTTTTGTGGCAATAATCCGGGAAAACAGATGCGACTAGATCATACGTGATCGTTGGATACATTTCTTCAAGTGCTTTGTCCTTGGCGAAACAAAGGACGTCGGCCTCGCCAGGTGGCACACCTTCAAGAATCTGAATGAAGATTGCCTCACGTTGCAGCTTTGCGATATGTTCAGATCGACCAACGAGAATTGCACCAACACGTCGAATTTCTCTACCTAGTGTCGTCTTGAAAAAGTCTGGATTGATAGATTCATCACGCTTATATGGAGGCATTCCATCTGGCACGTTTACCTTGATTTGATCATGAAAATTCAAACTCAACAGAAGATTCCATGGAGTCATTGCTCCGTACTTCTTCAATAACTGAACCTTTGTGTCACCTTCGGCATCGTCAATCTTTTTCAAGATTTCATTAGCATATTCAATTGCCATATATTTTCCCTCAAAATTTACCTGCATCTTCCAGCAGAAGTTTCATTCGATTTTTTACAAGATAGTTGTACACCTTCGTCTTGTTTCCTTTGATCTTATATGATGTATATTCATCAATGATCTTCTGATATATATCATCGGGAATACAATCAAAATCAATAAGAGTCTTATTTCGCTGAAAGTTTCGACGTTCCATGTCGTTCTTACATGCATCGATCCCTTTTTCAAAAAATTCCTCGAGTCTTGCTTTTTTGAACGGAGTTTGACGCAGATCATCACGCATGAAAACGTCATCGGGCGAACAGATATTCGGAATGCCGTCATCACCTGCTGTACAGATATGAATGATCTTATATTCCTTGATCGACATTTTTGGTGTCACAAATTTCTTGAGAATCGGAGACCATTGACGAACGTTCTGATACTCTTGCAACTGTACAAAGTCCCCATCGGCACTTACGATCAAAACATCTTGTGGGGAATCATGAAAAAGCCCAGTTTGTTCAAGTTCGTTTGTTTGCAGATACTTGACGATACACGCGACAACATCATCCGCCTCCGCACATTGAACTTCAATCATTTTGTACCGAAAATTCTCACGCAGGTCGTCTTTCACTTCATTGATTACTTCATACACAAAATCCCAGTCGATATGAGACTTTTCCCGCATCTTCTTACGATTGCCCTTGTAGTTTGGGAAAACGTCTTTGCGCCAATAGTGCTTCGAATCAACAGCTAGAACCAATTCACCATATGTTTCCGTGTACTTTTTTGAATATGTTAACAAAGAAGTAAGAACCATATGCTTTATCAGACTCTTGGCATTGGGATTGTCCCTTCTGGCATCTTTTCCTAAGTTTGCTAGGATGCCAGAAATAACGATTTGTGAAAAATCCAAAAGGATCATTTTAGAAACGCTTCTTATATTCGACTAAGGCATCGTCGGCAGTCTTGGCAGCCGCGGCGACTACAGCAGGGCCGGGAGTGTTGTACGTTGATAAGATAGCCGCATAGAAACTTGCCCAGATTTCACCAAGAGACTCACGTACCTTTGATGCACTAACAACATGGTTTTCATTCTTTTTTGACGCAGAAGAAATCAATAGATTTCCATTTTCGTCACGCTTACCGAAGTTGGGGTTGCCCTTACGTTTTGCGGGAGTAGTATTTTCAGTCATATAATTCCTTTACTTGATGTTGATCATGCCCTTGAAGTCATAAGGCATAATGATGGTGTTTACTTTACCCTCAAGAACAGCTTCGGAGATGTTCATCGTAGCCTTCGCATTCATATAATCAATGTTTGCGTGATTCTGTGCAAGTTCAGTAAGACGTTTCGCTTCGAGTGCGGCAAGCTGCACTTCGTAGTCCTTAGCTTTTAGTTCGTTCTGTATTTAATGCAGGCTCTTGTAGTTCCTTTGAAATTTGCATATTCTTGATGAAGATTTGATGTACCTTTACAGTACCGTCTAGACCTTCTTCCTTTAAAATGCCATTGACACGTGAAACGAGAACATAAAGAACATCCATCCATTAAAACTGTTTATCGTAATTCATTAGAACACCTTCAAAATAATAGATTGTTGATTTAGTCGACCAGTTGCCTTTGACATAACACTCCTTACACCATTAAATGCTTTTGACCATGGGCGACTTGTTGCATTTGTCAACTCTGGAAAATATGCTTCTGGTTTTCGAATTGTCTTTGCCCCACTCTTTTCAGGATCGAAGTTTTGCAATGTGGTACCTTTGACTGTGATCTTCATACCGTCTTGAGCAACATATTTGAACAATTTACGATATTGTGTATTGAAAATCCAAACGATTCCTGCGCCGATAAGGTTGTCGGGAGTAATTGACCGAAGTTTCAACGTGGCCTCTTCTTTCTGATACTGAATCTTGGCCACAAGTTCACTCTTGGGCTTTTCATTACTCTTTCTCGGTTTACGAGTAGTCTTGACTGCCAATGCTGTGTTATTCAACGAATTTACAAGATTTTGCATCCAATCCTGCATTCTCTTGATGCCACGAACACCTAGCCAAGCATAGGCTTCCGACGTTTGATATTCTCCGTCGGCGCCGGCGAGTTTCATTTCCTTGTTCAGACCAGTGTAGAAACCGAGTATTATTTTCACAACGGGAGCAGAAGCACCCGACTTTACCAAAAAGTCGCGCACTTCGAAAGTGTACTTTCCCTTGAGAGTAAAGGCCTGCTCGATATGCCCATCAATCTCAGCGCCAAGTTTTTTTGCCAAAATCAGGTTTTTGTCTTTAGGAACTACGGCGACAGGTGAGACTACCTTGACCTCACGTTTTTCGTCCTCGATGCTCTTGGACACTCTATCCATGAGGGTTTGATAAACATCTTCGAGGTATTTTTCGTGATGCTGCTCTAGCGGCACGTTGTTGTCAAGTAGATATGCGAGCGGGCCAGCTTGAGCGAACCAACCATCGGCCAATCGTGCTAGACCTTTGACGTTCTTACCAGACTTGTTCCAATACGAAATCGAAATTGCTTGCTTATCCTTGTTCTCGACCTCGGCGGCAAAATATGATAACACTTTGATCATAGACAGTTGATAGTCCATGATGTTGAACTTAGGCACACTATGCGCCCATCCTTGTTTGACTGAGGCATGTCGCTTTTCACGAACTTTAGCTGTTGTCATTTTATTTACTTTGCCTCAGTTACCGCAATATAAAGTTCCGAAAAATCGTCCTTTTCTGCCATTTCCTTATCAAATGACGACTTGTAATATGTGCGAATCATCTTATTGAAATACTTCTTAGGAATTTCATATTTCTCAGCCAGATCAGCCACGATATCCTTGATTAGTTCTTTTTCAGAAGTAATTAGAATCATCGAATCGTTTGCTTCCTTAACTGCGTCTTGAATAACTTTCAGGTCAGCGGGATTTGAGGGTAGTACAATTTCAGCAGTTGCCATTATTTTCTCCATGAGTATTACGATAACATGCTCACAAAATGTTGAGCATGAAACACACAAAAACACCAACACCAAATCCAATAAAAATCTCTATCATATTACATTCCCGGAGGAATCGTTTCTGGGCACCATGATACTAGACGAGAAAGACGGAAAGCGCGCCACTCGTTGATATCAAGATCAAATACCTTGACCAGATCAGCATCAACTTCCGTAGCATTTTGTTCCTTAATTGGATCGACCATCGGATAATGTTCATTAGGAATCAAGTCAAAACAACGAGTTCCTTTCATAAATCGAGTCGAACCGTTCTTCTTAGTGAATTCGATATCGACAACGCCAGTGTTCAAAGCATCGACAATATATTTACTCATTTTATACCTCATCAAAATAAATGCGCATGAAATCCATTATTTCGTCATCAATGGACACGAAACCGAAACTCTCATAAAACGGGACGAGTTTTGCCTTTGTCTTATGATCCACCTGTAACTGAATACCCTTGTACTTCTTTTGTTCCCTAGCAAATTCGATCAAGTCTTCAATAATCGCACTTCCTAGACCCTGGCCCCGCCATTGTGAATGAATTGCGATGGAAAACAACTCAAGATAATCTTGACGTTCCATTAATTTGAATTCTTGAATCTGCCTATGGAACGCGGCATTTACCGCATTTTCATATCGTCTAAAGTCCATGATTAGGGTTAAACCTTATTGCAATTGTTACGAAAAATTTGTCTTCAAAATACTTTATCAAATTCCAACCATGTGCAACAGGAGGATAATTCTGCAACCAGTTTATGATAATAGTTTTAGTATAATCACTTTGTCTAGATATAAGAACTGTCTCCGGAAACATAATGAAGTTTGGATACTTGTAAGGTTCATATGGAACGTATCCTGTCCCATTAATTTCCATTATATACATATTATATTTCAATGATTAGTTTGTCGTCAAATTTACCTTCAAGTTCACTGCCATATCCTCTTGCGTTGGTAATCAATCGAGTATCACCAACTTTCCATTCATCACGCGCATGAGTATGCCCAAATAACCATAGTCCTTCCCATCCCGTAAATTCTTCCGTATTTTCTATAAAATATGTGTTTATTGCTGATTTTCCATATTTCGGGGCACATGTAATCGGATGCGGAGCGAAATGAGAAATTACACCCAGTTTCTGCTCTTCAGTTTCCGTCAATCATTATTTTAGTTCGCGGCGGAAAATGTAATGTTGTTGTTCATGATCAGCAGTAGACCACATACGTCCAAGTGGTATACCATAAAAATCATATGTCATTTTTACTAGCAAAGAAATCGTTGATGTCATGACTTGCAGCGTCACGACCGACCCCCGCTTCACCCTGCCAATGAACACGCGGCCGGCGGCAACGGCGACCAGATCAGAATCGCCAGCAA